TCTGATGTTGACCTTACTGACACTAGTGAATCCTTTGGTCTCCCTGCTACTGCTGATCTTATGTTTGCCCTTATTTCTACAGAAGAGTTGGAACAATTGGGACAGATTATGGTGAAGCAGTTGAAGAATCGTTATAACGACCCAACTATTTCTAAACGTTTTGTTATTGGTATTGATCGTGCCAAGATGAGATTGTATGATTGTGAACAAACAGCACAGGATGATATACTTGACTCTGGTCAGGAAGAGGAGTATAATAGCGAGGATAGACCGAAGAAATCATTTGCGGGATTTAAATTTTCATGAACGGTTACTACTCAGTATTTAATCCTAGGGGCGAAAAAATCGCTGATTGTGGAAAAGAAAGAGATGCAGTAAATCTACTTGGTATGAGAAACCGTAGATGGGAGGGGCACTATTATCAATTCAATCCTCTTCTTGGAGATATTGTAGATATATCCTCTGGAAAACAACTTCCCACTCGGGATATCGTTGTCAATATGGATGGCGGTATCGGTGGATCTTGGAAAGAAGTTTCCGAGAAAGAATTTGATGAGTTATTTGACTTTTCAAAGCAAAAAAAACTAAACGAACAAGAACCATTTATTCCTGATTTTCATGACTAGTAAAGTAAACACTGATGCCTATCTTGAGTTTGTGAATGCTGTCACATCTCAACCCAGTCAAGATGCTGATGCATTTGAGTATCGTATTCAAGAACTTCGTGGAGAAGGATTTGAAACACATCGACTTCTAACTGCTGCTGTAGGAATGTCTGCTGAGGCAGGTGAGTTTACTGAAGTTGTAAAGAAGATTATCTTTCAAGGTAAACCTGTTAATGAAGAAAATCTATTTCATCTGAAACGTGAACTGGGTGACGTCATGTGGTATGTTGCACAGGCATGTATGGGTCTCAATGTTTCTCTTGATGAAGTGATTGAGATGAATGTTGATAAACTCAAGTCAAGATATCCTGGTGGTGAGTTTGATGTCCATTATTCTGAAAACCGTGTTGAGGGAGACCTATGAGTCAAGATAAAAAAGTAACATTAGAACTATCTGTCTATGAGGCAGCAGCAGTTCGTCAGTCATTATTTACTGATACTAAAGGATATACTTATAACCTCGAATGTTGTCCGCAACGTGTTGTTAGTATTCGTCAAGCAATTGTAAGTATTGATGAACAAATTGAGGAAATTTTAAATGATAACGAAAGTAGTTGAATCTATTGCTAAGAATGAACTCTACATGGGTTACATCTTTGGTATCATGATTTTGGGTGGATTCATCCGTGATTATAGTGCTCTTGAAGATGTATATGCCTTAGCAAAGAAATACATTAAGGATAATCGCGTCCTTGTTATTATCACCTCACTGTTGGGTGGTATACTTCCTATTCCTGGACGTGTAGCATTGTCTGCACCACTCTTAGATGCTATTGCACCACGAGATCAGGAACGGCGTTCCGATTTTGGTGTGATTGATTACCTATCAGTCCACCATTACTACTGGTGGTCTCCACTAGAGAAAACTGTTGTTCTACCTATGGCAGTGATGGGTATATCCTATGGAACATTTCTAGGATATACTATCGTTCCTTTGATTATCACCTTGACATACACCTGGTGGTACATTTTCACTAAGGTTCCAGCCTCTTCCGTTGTCCCTAATCTAGAGTATGTTCGTGAGTTCAACTGGCGACGTGCTCTTACTGGATGGGCACCACTGATTGCTACTGTGATTCTTCTATTGAATACAGGTAAGGCAGGAGCACCATTCTTTTTCCCTTGGTTCCTTGGAATGTCAATCTATTATTCGATTGTGTTTAAGGATTGGAAGTGGGGCAAGTGGTTGGATGGTAAGTTTGCTATCATTGCTACACTTGTTCTTGCTCTTGGTGGTGTGGTGGGATTGGTGAAAGGTCCAGTTATGGAGTATCTCAACGCAGCAACTCCAGGGATGCTCATTCCTGCTTCTTTAGTTGCCATGGTTGCTGCCTATGCTATGGGTTCATCTGGTAAGTATGCTGGCATGACCTCTGCTCTTGTAGCAATCTTTGGTCCTCAATACTTGGTGTGGTTTCTCTGCACTGAGTATTCTGGATACCTGATCTCACCAGCACATAAGTGTTTGATGATCGGGCAACAATACTTTGGAACACCAATTCGTAAATACTATATTGTTCTTACCCGATTGTGTGTCATACTTATCGGATATGCTGCACTTGTCACATTCGTATTCTAATGCATACAATTCTCAACTATCTTATATCATTCTGGACGGTAGTTGTGATGAATTGTATGCAACCTGTGAACTGGAAATATTGTTATCGTGTTGACCAATGGTTAGTTCCTGATATTCAAGAAGGATGGAAACATTATACTGGTGAGATAGTTCCATATCAAAAAGAAAAGGATTATCTCAAAGGATTATAACTTCATAATAAATACTTAAAAAAATATTATACAATAATGTCTGCACTAAATTTTGCTGAAATTGTAAAAACATTTGGTAGAAATTCTCCTAATGCTGGACAACTTAGACTAACTCAGGTTACTAGTAAGATTGATAATCAATCTGAGTTTGAAATGGAAACTGGACCAAACAAAATTTTATATTTTAAAACTGATAATATTAAAAATGCATATGAAACTTTTGATTTAGATGTAATACAGCAATTCTCTTCAAAAAGAACTCCTGCCTTTGTTGATGCTGAAGGTAATAATGTTGGACTTACAGAGTTAACAAAAACTAATGAATTTGGTGGTGCTGCAGGTGTTAGGGGTTCTGGACCAGATCCGCATGAAATTATGACTGCCGCTTTAATTCTTCATTACGGGAAGAGAGGTAAAAAAGAAGTTCCAAGAAATGCATATAGCAAATTAGCAAATGCATCAAAAATATTGACTGCACTTAAGACTACTGCAAGACAAATTAATACAACTGAGGGAGATTTTGATCAAAAAGTAGAAGCATTTGATAATAATTTTGAGCCATATGCACAAGCAATATCTGCTGCTAATGGGTTTTTAGTCAATCTTGACTCTGGATCAAAAGTTACTAAGGTTTATGGAACTGGGAGAAAGTGGGCAGATATTTTAAAACCATATAAAATAGATGATCATTTACTTTTTGGTAAAAAAGATTACAATTCTTCTGACTTAATTGTAGAAGTTTCTAAGACTGGTAATATAAAATCTTTTGTTGGAATATCTCTGAAGAAAAAGGGAACTGGAAAATCGGCACAAGATCCCACTGTCATCAATAAAACTGTTGTTGGAACAGATGGATTGTTCAAGTCTTTGGTTAAACAGGGATATGCTGATGTTTATCCAAAACTTAAAAATGTATATAAGCAGAGATCTCAATTTTTCTTCAATGTAATTGAGGCATCTTTGAATTCAACAAATAATAGAACAAGAGATCATGCTAGGAGAGTTTTAGGTATTAATGGATCTCAAGTTCCTACGTATTTGAATGATTTGCGTAGAAAAATATCAACAGTTAGATCTCAAGGTGCTTTTATTCTGGCACAAGCACAGAAATTAGGTCAGTCTAACATGACTAATGCTTTACAGGGAGAGTATCCTGAAGGTGGAGTTGAAAACATATATTTCAGAGCATTTGATGAAATTTTTATGGATACTAAAGCACATAAACCTCTTGTTATTGCTCTCCTTAATATTATCTTTAAAACTGATTTGCAGGGATTTATGGGTATTAGGGGAGTTCCGAAAGATGAATTTAAATTTACTCTCTTGACCGGAAAAGGTGCATTTAGTGCGGGAAATATTAATGTCTCTAAAGCAGATGAATTGCAAGAAACATTTACAACTTCTATTTTGACTCAGAAGATGAGTAATCCAAAAACGGCATATAGAGTCACAAAAACTCCAGGAAAAAAACAGGCATTTGAAGGTGGACCAGCAAAACTATTTTATACAATATATCTCTCCAAACTTCCACTTGCTGATATTGAGATTAGATATAAAGGAAGTATTCGGTCAGAACCACAATTTTTTGCTGTAATTACCCCAAAATTTAAATCATTATATAAAAGGGTTGTGAGTATGAATGGTGGTAGTAAAAAATGGTAACCTCACAAGTTAAAGAGTTATTACAATCTTTTGAAACAGACTCAAAGGCACACAAAAAGAAGTATAATGACTTTTTAGCATACGTCTATGTGACCTTTGATAAAAAAATCTCATCAAGTAAGGCAGATAAGATTATAGATAAATATATAAAAATGAGGAAGAGTGTCCTCAGTTACATTGTTACAAACGAAAAATCTATAATTAAACAACTGAACAAGTAATGAAGAGTTTCTTCCAATTTATTAAAGAATCTACTGCTGTCCAACAGGCAACCAGAATGGGACTGCAGGGTGACGGTCATGGTGGATGGTATGATAAGAATGGTGAATTTGTAGCAAAGACTGAAAAAGGATCTCTAAAGTTTTATAATAAGAGACAGAGAGTAGGACAACAGGATCCTCCATCAACTGATAAAGAAAAGAATCTTTCTCAAACAACAACAGAACCTGCACCTCAGCAAGAACCAGTTGCTGCAGAAAAACCACCTATGGTTCCACCTGAAGTTGAAAAAACTAAAGGTACTCTAACGCTTGCATTTGGAAGATTTAATCCTCCAACAACGGGACATGAGAAACTTTTAGATAGTGTGGCATCATCATCTGATGATGATGATTATGTAATTATTCCTTCACGCAGTCAAGATAAGAAGAAAAATCCTCTTGATCCTGATACTAAAGTCTCAGTAATGAGACAGATGTACCCCAAACATAGTGAAAAGATTGTAAACGATCCTGCAAGTCGTACTATTTTTGATGTACTAAAGAAGGCACATAATGATGGATATACTAATGTAAGGATCGTTGGTGGTGGCGATAGAGTAAAAGAGTTTGAAAAACTTTCGGGAAACTATAACGGTAAGTTATATGCATTTGATACTATAGAGGTTATTTCTGCGGGAGATAGAGATCCTGATGCAGAAGGAACTGAGGGAATGTCTGCATCTAAGCAAAGGAAAGCAGCAGCAGAGAATGATTTTTCTGAATTTAGAAAAGGTGTTCCTTCTGTGATGGATGATAAGGCAGCAAAAATGCTATTCACCACTCTTCGCAAATCTATGAAATTGCAGGAAGGTTGGTTTCTTTGGGAAATTGCACCAAAATTCGATTGGAAAAATCTTCGTGAAAATTTTGTAACCGAAAAAATTTATAGAATAGGTCAAATTGTTGAAAATGATAACACTGGTTTAATTGGTAAAATTATTAGGAGAGGAACTAATTACCTTATTTGTGTAACTGAAGACGGAATTATGTTTAAATCATGGATTAAAGATGTCATTGAGAGTCGAAAACACCTTGAAGGACCAATTAAAAATATTAAAAAATTGGTAGAGAAAACAATAATTGACAAAAAAATTCAAAAAAACAATAATTTAACAACTATTTCTGGTGTTTCTGCCGATCAAAGACTGGTTGGAACTGATGAATATCGCAAATATGTGGAGACTATGGTCCCTGGAAGTAGCTACGGTTTACATTTCATAAATAAATACAGGAAAAAATAGCGATCATAGTTATTCCAATGAGCAAAGAAATACTTGAAAACATGCAACCCGGCGCAATTGGTGGTGCAAAAGATAAACTTGAGAAACAAGCACGTCAACTTGCTTATGATACCAAGTATAAAGTAAAGCAATTGCTATCTGCTAAGAGTGGTGGAAAAGTAGATCCTGCTGCTGTTTCTAAAATGTATTTGGCACAACTTGCTAAATCACCCGCACCCCCAGCAATTAAAGCACTTGCCAAAAAGAAACTGATGGGTGAAGAGTATACTGATGTTAAAGGTCTTGTTGTCGATTCTGTCACTGATGCCCTACTAAAAGTTTTTGTAGAGAATGAAGAAGAAAGTGTCGATAAAGTAATTGTAGAAGGATCTGATGAAAAGAAATTTCATATTAAAGTAACAGATAAGAAAACTGGAAGTTCGTATCATCGTTATGCAACTCGTGCAAAGATTGCAGAACTTCGTGCTAATCCAAACATCGCTACTGTTGAGATGTCTCATCAGGGTGAAAGTGAAACTAAGGCAAAAAAAGATCATGATGGCGATGGTAAAATAGAATCACCATCTAAGGAACATGCTGGTTCAGTTCATAATGCTATTCAAAAGGCGAAGGGTGGAACTGCTGATGGACAAGATACTCGTAAAGAAGAGGTAGAAGATAAGATTGGTGGTGGTAACTTAAAAAAGTTATCAAAAAAAGCAACAAAAAGAATTGATGCCGATGTTGATGGTGATGTTGACACTGATGATATGAATTCTAGTGAAATGGGAGAATTTGTTCCCTCACCTGATGGCAAGAAAAAAATAAAGACCAAAGTTCAAAAAGAAGAGTATTCTAATTGGAAGAATGATCTTTTTGAAACTAATGATGATGAATTAGATTCTGATAAAAAAGTTGATGTATTAAAAAAAGGTAAAAAGAACACTATAAAGGTTATGCCTCCTCTTGGTGAGGGTGTGGAACCTTGTCCTAAGTGTGGTAAGTCACCTTGTGAGTGTGATAAGAAAAAGGATGATGAAGATCCAAGAGGAATGGCAACTAAAGTCAATCTTATGAGAAATAAGTTGAGAGCAATGGGTCTTAAGATGTCTCATGAACCAGAAGGTGAAATGATTGAACAGGTAAAACCTGAAAAGAAAGAAGATGAAAAAAAATCTGAACCATCTACATCTGGACCAACTGCAGACGAAAAGCAGATGATTGCCAAGAAAAGGCAAATGATGTTAAAGACTCAAATGATTCAAAAGCAAAAGTTAAATCTTCAAAAGCAAGGTAAGTTACCAATTACTTCTGAAGCAACCGAAGATTCTTTAAGAGATCGCCGCATGGAGCGTGGAGGTGTTGATGGCAACAACCGTTACAACAAACCAATTAGTAACACACCAAATACATTTGGTAAAAAGAAACCTGCTTCTGATGGCATGTCCGCACTTGAGAAAGTAAAGGCAAGTATCCGTGCCAAGCATGGGCAGGGTGCCATTATTGATACCAAGAAAAAGAAAGATTGAGCCTATATAAAATAAGTTTGCTTTCTTAATAATGCTTGCATTTTTACTTCCACTCGCATCAAAAATTATCACCGATGCAGTATCTAAAATTCCAGAGAATGAAGAACTCGGTGAGAAGATGGTTGAGATCTGTCTTGTTATTCTTTCTAAAGCAGTTAAGTTGACTAAAACTGATATGGATGATCAACTTCTCGAAATTGTGACCAAATCCATTAAAGCGCGAGAAGAGTGAGTTTTATAAATATTTTCATAAGATATAGAGGATTATCTAATGGCACCACTCTGGGGAAGCGTTGACCAAAGCGCCGACGAACCTAAATTCAAGACAACTCTTGAAGGAATGGACAGTTCAAATTTCACCGTTTTCGGTGTAGATGATACGGAAGTTGGAGTTGCAAGAGCAGCATCTTCAGCATATACGCCTGCTCATGGCGGATGGGTAGGAATTACTTCTTATACCGATATGCATGGTAATTTAAGAGTTAAGAGTGAAGTCTTGTGTGCAATTAATATTGCATCTGGAGATCAAGCAGATGATGCCAAGTTTGCTGATAGTTAAAATAATAATGATCTTATATGAAATTTGATGACTTGAATGAAGATAACTACTTGTTATTTGCGATAAAATTTTATGATAATCCTCAGGCAGTTTCAAAAGACGATTTTGAGGATGATTTGAAACGAATTAAATATGTTAAACGTCTTTTGAAAAGGTATAAAAATACAGGTGTATTAAAAACACACCTGATACTTAATCATATAATTGTACTGTTTAATGTTTTTAATGATGCAACAGTGCCGCTCTTATTTTACAATATGGAAGAAGATCTTTGGCCATCAATTAAAAGTTTTTTAGTATATTTGCAAAGAATTCCGGAATACCCAAAATCACATATTCATGGAATACCTGAAGATATTTACTGTATACAAGAATTAAATTCAATCTGATGGATATTAACAAAATAATTAATATATTACGCACATTGAAAGAAGATGCTATTGCTAACACGGTTGGTGGTGGAGCAATTGCCGGAACTGCAGAAGCAGGAGATGATCCTCCGATGAATAAGAAAAAAAAGAAACCACCAATCCTTGCTAGAGGTAAAATGCCAGGTGCAAGAAAGAGATGGAGTGAAGTTAATAATGTTCTCTGATAATACAAGAGTTGCACAATTGGAAACAAAAATTGATATTTATGAGGAACTTTCTAGAGAAATGTTGGCAAAGTTAGAGAATGCTGTTGATAAAATATCTGAAGGTAACGCAAGAATTGCTCAAATCTTAGCAAAGCACGATGAACGAATAGAGCAAAGTATTAAAAGTGATGATTTAATTATCAAAATGATTGATGAAATTAAATCTAATGGGGATAGTAATCATAAAATTATTCATGAAAGAATTGATAAGATACAAGAAGAGTTAAAAACCTTCTCAAAGTTTAGATGGCAAATTGGTGGCGTTCTTATAGTTGGAGCACTTTTGATTGGTGCAGGTAGTAGACTGGCACCCGTTTTCTTGACACCACCAGCACAGCAGGTTATACTGGACAGATAAGAAGAACCTTTTGTAATGGATCTGATTGACTCGAAATATATCAGTCTAGTTTCGTCACGCCTACAAAAATTCAAAAAGGTTAAACCAGACCTTTATAACTTTCGTTGCCCCATCTGCGGAGATTCGCAGAAGCACAAGAACAAGGCACGGGGGTATTTTTATGTTGTGAAAAATAATACCAACTACAAGTGCCATAATTGTGGTGCTAGTTTATCACTCAATAATTTTTTAAAACATATTGATACAACTCTCTATAAACAATATACTATGGAGAAGTTTAAGGAGGGGCATACAGGTAAAAACTTTGTTGTTGATGAACCAATATTTAATTTTAAGAAACCAATTTTCAATAAGAAGATAGATCTTCCTAAAGCATCTGAAAACAAAATTGCAAATGATTATTTAATCAAACGCAATTTAAATCCAGATAAGTTTTATTATGCTGAAAAGTTTATGGAGTGGTCAAATACACAGAAACAAATGTTTGATCGTATTGGTAAAGATGAACCAAGAATTATAATTCCACTCTATGATGAATCCAAAACTTTAATAGGATTTCAAGGTAGAGCACTCGTATCATCTTTCACTAAATATATCACTATTATGTTAGATGATGAAGCGCCGAAACTTTACGGACTTGATAAAATTGATAAATCGAAATCAATCTACATCGTTGAAGGACCCTTCGACTCCACGTTCGTGGAAAACGCTGTTGCTATGTGCGGGTCCGATGT